GGTTTTGATGGCGTGCAAGATGAATTTAAGTTAACAATTACAAATGGTGTTCCATATTTCCCAAATGCAGATGGTCACTTACTAGTATTTGTTAATGGAATCCTTCAACCACCAACTGCTTCTTATTCTGCATTTAGTGATGTTATTCAGTTTACCGAACCACCAGAACTTGGAGCTTCTTTCCATGCAGTTTATATTGGTAAGTTAAGACAACTAGATGATATTAGTTTTGAATTTGATTCACTAAGAAATAGTTTTAACCTCAAATTAGATGAAGTATTCTATTCTCTATCTGTGACGGCAGGATCAAGTTCTGCAAACATTAAACCAGAAAACAACATTATTGTTTCTCTGAATGGTGTTGTTCAAGAACCTGGAGTTGCATTTGAGTTGGTTGGTTCTAGAATTATCTTTGCAGAAATACCAAGAGCAGGATCTAGTTTTGTTGCATTCTCATATATTGGTAGTGATGCTGATGTTATTGCAAAAACTGTTGTTCCACCAATCGAAAGTGGAGACGAATTGGAGATTGAAGGAGAAGATCAAGATAGAACCGTTGCTATTATTGAATCATCAAATTCTCTTGTAACATTTGATTATACTGGATCAGTATTTGGAAGAAATGCGGCGGCTTTAACAACATTGATTAGTGGAAGAGTTTCTTCTCTAACTGTAACTGCTGCAGGAAACGGATTTACCTCTAGACCAACCGTGTCAGTTGACTCTAGTACAGGTTTTGATGCACAAATCAAAGCTTTGGTTGGAGTCAGTAGAGTTGATGTAGTTGATAGAGGTAGTGGATACGCATATCCAGCAATTTTAGTTGATAATGAAGTTTCAGATACCCCTGCAGATCTTCTGTTTGATTCTGAGGCAACTAAACTCGATAGCACTGAACTTACGTTCGACGCTACATAAATAACACAGGGACTTTCTCAAAAATAAAATGGCTAGACAAAGCATTAGTGTCGGTTCGCAACCCAATGATGGAACAGGTGATTCATTAAGAACTGGTGCTCAAAAAGTTAATTCCAATTTCACTGAGATGTATAATGAGCTTGGTGATGGCACCAACTTACAAATTGCTATTTCTGGTACAATAACTGCTGGTCAAACTTTGAGATGGGGAGCTGGCAATAAATTTATTCCTGCATCATTAAACTATAATGATCTTGCAAATAAACCAGTCATTCCCGATCCTCAAGTTCAATCGGATTGGAACATAACTGATATTAATGCTTCTGGTTTTATCAAAAATAAACCAGCTATCCCAAGTACGGTTGCAACTCTCACCGATGTATCAGTAACTGCTCCTGCCGTAGGTCATGCACTTCGTTGGAATGGTACTGGATGGATCAATCAAGCGGTTCTAGAGTCTGTTGTTCAGTCTCTGGATAACTTGAGTGATGTTGCTGTTTCTTCGCCCTTAGCGGGTCATACAATCAGGTATAATGGTACAACATTTGTTAATACTAGATTAAACTATAGTGATTTAAACGGAGCTCCAACTCTTGCACCAGTAGCAACTTCGGGTGTATACGCAGATTTAACTGGAAAACCAGATCTATCCGTTTATCTAACAACTCAACAATCTTCAGATTGGAATGCAACAACAGGTGTTACTAGAATTTTAAATAAACCAACATTAGCAACAGTTGCAACTTCTGGAGCATATGGAGACTTAACTGGCACTCCAACATTAGCAACAGTTGCAACTTCTGGATCATATGATGATTTAATAGACGCTCCATCAACATTAGCACCATCAAGAACAAGTATATCAGGAACAACTACATCAATCAATAATAATTTTGCTGCAAACTTAACGATAGCAAATGGTTTTAAATCATATGCATTACTTAAAATACAAACAGATGTTGCTGCATGGGTTACAATTTATACTGATATAAACTCAAGATCCAATGATAGTTCAAGAGCAGAAACTTCAGACCCAGCACCAGGATCAGGAGTTATTGCTGAGGTTATTACTACTTCTCCAAATGAAACTGTATTAATGACTCCAACAACGATTGGATTTAATAACGATGCAACACCATCTTCAAATATTTACTTGAAGGTTGTTAATAAATCTGGATCTGCCTCAACGGTACAAGTAACATTAACTGTACTACAATTAGAGCTCTAATATGGAAAAGCAAGAATACGTTGTATCGTTATATAATTACGATGATTTGGAATCTTTTTATGATGACATGGAAACTTCTGGTGGCACTAAATATGTACCAATTCGAGAAGTAGAATGTGCATTAAAGAGATCTATTAGTAGAAACACCCATTACTTCCTAACTGAAGATGAAGCTAAAAAGTTAGAGGGAGATCCAAGAGTTTTTGCTGTAGAAAGATTACCAAAAGATCGGGGAATAGAAGCCGTACTTTATTGGGAGCAAACTGGCAATTTTGAAAAAAGTTCCACTGTTGATTCTAACGATAAAAACTGGGGACTAAAGAGATGTATTGATGGCACAGCAACTTCCAGTTGGGGAACAAATGGTGGGGGTTTTACTCAGATATCATCGCAGACAATTAAAACAACTAGTTCTGGTAAGAATGTTGATATTGTTGTAGTGGATGCACATGTGAATCCAAATCATCCAGAATTTGCTGTTAACGTTGATGGATCTGGTGGAGGTAGAGTTATCACGCATGATTGGACTCAGTATTGGAATTCTGCACTAGATGATGATTTTTCTAATGTCGTTTTTTCTCAAGCATACAACTATTCTGTAGTTTCAAGTAATCATGGTACTCATGTTGCGGGAACCATCGCAGGAAATACTCAGGGATGGGCAAGGGATGCAAATATCTATACTATAGAATTTAATTATTCAAACACACCCGTAGCTCAATGGGATTTAATTTTATTTGATATCATCAGAAGTTTCCATCGCACAAAACCAATAAATCCTGCAACAGGAAGAAGAAATCCAACAATTTGTAATAATAGTTGGGGTTATTCGTATAATTCTATTGCACTATCAGGTATCACTTCGGTTCTTTATAGGGGTTCCAGTACATCTGTTTCTGGATTATCAGACGCTGCTAAAAAAACTGTGTTGGAATCCAATGGTGTACCAGTTCCCATGGGAACGTCTTTATTTAAAATGCCAGCAAGAGTGGCAGCACTAGATATAGATATACAAGATTGTATAAATGATGGTATCATTTTTATTGCATCTGCTGGAAATTCCTACTGGCAAATAGCAAGATCAGTAACTGATCCAGATTATAACAATAGTATGACTATCGGTGGTTCTACTTATTTGCATACTAGGGGATCTTCTCCTGGTGCAGCAGATAATGTGATATGTGTTGGATCAATTGGTCCAGAACATATTGAGAAGAAGAATAATTTTAGTAATTGGGGATCTAGAGTTGATATTTGGGCTCCTGGTGGTAATATCATTTCTTCTGTATATAATAGTAGTGCAGGAAGTGAGTTTGGTATTACATTAGTTCAAGATCCTAGAAATTCATCTTACTATTTTGGATCAATCTCTGGAACTAGTATGTCTAGTCCACAGGTAACAGGAATTTTGGCATGTTTGATGGAACAAGAACCAGATCTGACACAAGCACAAGCTTTATCATATTTAAATACCATATCATCTGGAGATGGTCAAATTCAGAATAGTGAGGGTAGTGTTAATTGGGTTCCACCAACTCAATCTCCATATGACAGCATCAGAAATACTGACAATAATAAATTTTTAAAATATGTCCCCCTAAGACCTATTACTGGATTAACAACACCAAGATCAAATCATAAAAGAAGACCCATATCAGGGGCAGTATACCCAAGAACTAGAAGGAGAAGATAATGGCAACAGTACCTGGATCTGGCGCAATTATTTTACCTATATTTGATGATGTCAAATATGGAGTAGATGCCGTTCAAATTATTGATGGTGGCTCTGGGTATTCAACTACTCAACCTCCAAACTTAATTATTCAAAATTGTGGTAATCCACTAAGAGATGCTAAATTAAAACCTGTAATCAAAAATGGTAAGATAATTGCTGTTTTAGTTCTAGATCCTGGTGAAGGATATGATCCTCTTAGAGTACAATTAACTCCTCAAGTTCCAGAAGGTACAACAACAGAAAACTTACCAACACCATTAAAAGCAAAACCAGTTCTAAAAAGTGATGGGACATTAGATTATGTTCAAGTTACAAATTCTGGAGATAATCAATATTACGATGTTACTGCAACTGTTTTGGGTGGTGGTGGATCGGGTGCTTCAATTAGAGCTGTATCCAAATCAGTAACTAGTTTGGTTCTTCTAAATCCAGGAAGGAATTATGAGACTGCTCCATTTATATCAATTACTGGTGGAGGCGGTGTTGGAGCATCTGGAGTTGCTGATGTAGATACAAAGGGTATCGTTGATTTAGATGTTAATATCACAAATCCAGGACAGTTTTATTTGAAAGAACCTTATGTTCTATTAGTTGGTGGAGGAGGTAGAGGAGCAAAAGCAAAGGCAGTAATTGAACAAGGAGAAATTAGTGATATTATAATTACTGATCAAGGTCAAGGATATACTTCACCACCTCAAGTAGTATTTGGTAGAAATGTAAAGGTAAAACGAATTTCCAGAAATAGACAATCCTATAATTTACAACTCTACCAATTAGCTGGATTAACAAAAGATCTTGATAGAGATGATACTTCAATTTATGTGAATACGACAGATCCTTTCCCTGGCAGTGGTCTTGTTCTATTAGAAAAGGAAATTATCCGTTATACTGGAAAAGATGCAAATAGATTAACTGGATGCACTAGAGGTATTAATTTCAGATATGATCAGAGAGTAGTTTTAGATACATTTCAAAATGATCCTGATACTGGAGTATCTGCATATAAATTTGAGGTTGGTGATAGAATTATCAGAGTTCAAGAAAATGCATCTAATAAAATTGCTGTAGTATATGACTGGAATCCTTCAACAAGAGAACTTTATGTAGTATTCGTTGTTGATGAATTAGCATTTATTGATGCAGGTACTCCTGGCGAAAAGACTAATATTCGATTTGAAGGTGGAGTTGCAGATGCTAGTAATTCCAGTGCGTTACCACATATTCTTGTTGATGATGAATTTGGTATCATCTACATGTTGACCACCCCACTCTCATTCATGACAGGATTTGCGTTTGAGGATACTGCAGAATTTGGTGGTGATGGAAATGGATTGCCAGACTTAGTTAATACTGGAACTACATTTGAAAATCAGATTAGTTTGGATGGTGGTATACCATCAACATTATATGGTATTGAAGAAACGCAAGGTGGACAAAATACAACTTTATTTGTAGCAGGTGATCAAATTAAAGATTCTAGCCAACCATTTAAAATATCTGGAATAGTCGATGCAAGTTTACTAGATGAAGGTGTTGATCACTATGCGTTAGTTGAAATACAAATGGATAAAGACAATCCAGCATATTATAATGGTATTAATTATGTTGTTGGGGAAACTGTTACAGGTGCAAATTCTGGTATTATGGCAGAGGTTGTATCATGGGATGCAGGAACAGCAAAACTCGTATTGAAAAGCATAGTTCCTTTTGATACTGGAGATCCAGATTTGGGAGTTTTATATAAATTTTCAGTTGACTCGACAGTTATTGAAGTTCGTATTAATGAAGTTGGATCTGGTTATACCTCCAACCCAACGATTGCGATTGCAGATACTGGGATCTATCAAGCTACGGCAACATCATCGATTACTGCAGACCAAGTTACAAGCATTGTTGTATCAAATGGTGGATATGGTTATACATCAAAACCAGCTGTAACATTTAGTGGTGGTAATGGATCTGGTGCAGTTGCAGAAGCAATCCTTGGTGGAGAAAAAATTACAGGTCAAAATGGAGCTTCTTGGAAAATAAAATCATTGAAATATTTGACAGAACTAAGAAACGAAGATTGATAATAAATATATCAGGTAAGTAAACACTTTTCGGAAAAACACATGTCTGCACTGCTAACAGATCAATTTAGAATTTATGCAGCATCAAAGTTTATTAGATCTTTGGAAGGTCCAGATCCAGAGGCAACAGACTTAGCTGCAGGAACTGATAGAGATCGTCTTTATGTTTTTATTGGTAGGCCTCAGGTCTGGGAAGATGAAAATAACCCACCTCAAGCTATTGATAGTTTTGCGGTATATAGTGATCTATATGACGATCTAATTTCTCTGAAAAGGGTTTTAGCAAATGATACAACACAAGTTGTAAGAAGAATTGACTGGATTCCACCAGAAAAAACCACTGGCGGATTGGGTTACATCTATGACATGTATAGACATGATTATTCTCCAACAAAAACTGCTGCCTCTGGATCTACTAGATTATATGATTCGGACTTCTATGTTGTAAATTCTTCATATCAAGTTTATAAGTGCATTTATAATGGTACTTCGCCATCAGATCCAAACGGAAAACCATCAACAATTGAACCAACAGGAACTTCTACCTCAATTATTACAACGTCTGATGGTTATCGCTGGAAATTTATGTATACAATTCCAGTTGCACAAGTTTTAAAATTCTTCTCATCTGAATATATTCCTGTCTTAACAGATTCAGTGATTCGTTCTAATGCTTCAGATGGAGAAATTGATACCGTAGTAATTCAAGCTTCTGGTTCTGGATATAATAATGGTACTTATGACAATGTTCCTATTAATGGAGATGGGACTGGAGGAAGAATTTCATTAATTATCGATGGTGGTAAAATCGTTAATGCTACGGTAACTTCTGGCGGTACAGGTTATACATTCGGAAAAATCGTTGTAGATGCAGTAAATGGTATTGGTACTGGAACTGGAGGAACAATTGATGTAATCATTCCTCCACAAGGCGGCCATGGATATGATCCAGCATTTGAACTTGGTGGTTATCGAGTCATGGTAAATGCCAAATTACAATACTCGGAAGGATCTGGGGACTTCCCAACAGATAACGATTATCGCAGAATTGGATTAATGTTAAATCCATATAAGTTCAATACTGCAGAATTGACTTCAGATTTGACATTAAGTGGTACTAGAGCAGTAATCTTTCCACCAACGTTCCAAGGTGTATTTTTCGTAGATGAAATTATTACACAAACAAAGATTGTTGGTGGTGGTCAAGTCACATCTAGAGGTAGAGTAATATCATGGAATTCCACAACAAAAGTTTTAAAGTATTATCAAAACCAGGTTGATGGTATTTACCCAGAAATTACTGGATCTCTAAATGAATTCTCTGGTAGTAATATTATTACAGGATCTTCATCTGGAGCTTCTGGAGAACCAGATGTCAACTTCCCGTCTGTTCCAGGATCTTCAACCAGAACAATCAACAATACTGAATATGATTTGGGTATGAGATTTACATCTGGTTATGCCTTCCCAGAGATTGAAAAGAACTCTGGACAAGTCATCTATATAGATAATAGAAAGGCGATCTCCCGTGCAAACGATCAGATCGAAGATATCAAAATTGTAATCGAATTCTAATAGGTAATAACTAAGATGCCACAAAATACCAACCTGAACGTAACACCTTATTATGACGATTTTGATAAGGAAAAGAATTTCTACAAGGTTCTATTTCGTCCTGGATTTCCAATTCAGGCAAGAGAACTCACTACAATGCAGTCAGTGCTGCAGAATCAAATCGAAAGCATGGGAACTCACTTCTTCAAAGAAGGTTCGATGGTTATCCCAGGCCAAGTTGGATTTGATAATAATGTAGATGGTATTCTTGTTCAATCTAGTTTCCTAGGAACAAATGTTGAGGAATACAGAAGTCAATTAGATGGTGCAATTATCACTGGATTGACAACTGGAGTAAAAGCAAAAGTAATTTATAGTATTTCTCAAGCAGAATCAGAATTAAATTTCATTACAATTTATGTAAAATATACTGAATCTGGTGGCGCAGATAAAAATATTATTAAATTTGCAGATAATGAGCAACTAACAATTAATAAAGAATTAACTTATGGACAAAACCTATTAGAAATTGGAAGTCCATTTGCACAGTTATTACCAAATGCATCGACAACAATTGCATCAACAGCATACGTAAATACTGGTGTTTATTTCATTAGAGGTTATTTTGTAGACGTACCATATCAATATGTAATTCTTGAGCAGTATGCACAAAATCCTTCGTATAGAGTTGGACTAGAGATTTCAGAATCAATCATTACATCTGAAGATGATCCAGATCTAAATGATAATGCTGCGGGTTCTTCAAACTATGCAGCTCCTGGAGCACATCGTTTTAGAATTAAAACAACTCTAATTAAAAAAGAGATTGAAGATACCTCAGATAAAAACTTTATTGAGTTGATGAGAATTGTCAACGGTAAAGTTCAAAAATTTGTTGAGAGAACAGCATACAATGAAATTGAAAAGGAACTAGCCAGAAGAGTATATGATCAAGCTGGTGACTTTATGATTACACCATTTGATCTCACATTAAGAGAAACCTATAATGATGGGTTCAATAATGGTGTCTATAAATTTGGAGAAACCACGGCTGGTCCTACTGGAGTAGCTGGTTCTGGTATTTCAATTACAGATAACTCTAGTATTTCTATTGCTAAAGATTATTACACATTAGAGGTTAGTCCAGGAAAAGTATATCTAAAGGGTTATCCTGTAGAAACTACTCAACCAACGTATTTGGATATACCAAAGTCTAGACAATATAGTTGCTTCCAAAATAATATTATCCCATTTGAATTAGGGAATTCTATACAGATTACTAATCTATGGGGTCAACCAATTATTTCTGGACCTAATATCACATCGTCATATCAAGTAGTTGAACTTAGAGATGCATTTACTGCTACTCCAGGTACTGCCACAGGAAATATAATTGGTACAGCTAGAGTAATGAATTTGGAATACGTCAGTCCTGGTGCTAACGGCACTGCAGGTACTTCAGACGATTTATATAATCTATACCTTTTTGACATTTCAATGTTCACATCACTTAGACTAACTGCATCAACAACCATTGATGCTGGTTCTATGGTGGTAGGAAAAATTAGTGGTGCTAGAGGTTTGATCAGAGTAACACCAGGAAACTCATCCTTCACTGGACAAACGTTATCACTTGTAAACGTACAGGGCGTATTTAGAGCTAATGAAGTAATTCAAGTTGATGGTAGAGATAAAGGCACAGTATCAATTGCACCATACCAGTATGAATTAAATGACGCTCGTCAAATTGTAGGTAAAAACTCAGCAGGAACTAGCACAATCTTCACTACAGATGCAAGTTTAGATCAACAAGTTCAATTAACAGGAAACTACTTTACTTATTCAACTGTCAGTACGAATAAGTATTTGACTGGATTTGGTAGTAATATTGCTGCAGAGGTTAGATGTGGTGATCGTTTATACATCAGCCCTACTCAATACTTTATTGTTGATGCTGTACCTGCTGATTTGAATTTGACTTCGGCAATTTTTGATTATGGTTCACAACAAATTAAAGTTACAACTAGTCCAGGATTTACCCCAACTACAGGAACTCAATATAACCCTGTTATTAGATTTAGACCACAACTATCTGGTACGAATAACGGAGATCTCTTTACAGAGATGCCAAAAGCAGCTATTAGAAGTCTGAGTGACGAAAGTGCTTTTGTTAAGAGAACGTATGAAGCACAAGTTACGAGTAATAGTTTCTCAATTTCTCTTGCTGAAAATGAGCAATTTGCATCGATTGATACTGATAGTTACCATTTAGTAGTTACTGGAGGAACTGGAATTGGTAATGTAATTGTAATTCAAGATGATATACCAGGTAACACAGCATATGCATCGTTCAATACTAGTGGTACACCAAGAACAACGTTAACTGTATCTAATCTAACGGGTATCACTTCAGTTAGATTGTATGCTACAGTATCAAGAAATGTTCTGATTGAGAAGATCAAAAACGCAAATAAGATGACCGTATTTAAGGTCAACAGAACTTCTAAGCAGAGTGATCAAATCCCATTTGGATTGGCATATTCAAATCTTTATGGTACTAGGATTGAAGATAGTGAAATTTCACTTGGTATTAAAGATGTATACAAACTTCATGCAGTTTATGAATCATACGATGATAACGAAGCTGTACTACCATCAGTAACTCTTGTTGAATCTGCTTTCTTTTCTGTAGGAACAATTGTAACTGGAAAAACTTCAGGTGCCAAAGGTATTGTAATCGATTTCAATCCAACTACACTAAAGTTATCTCTCGTTTATCAAACATCAAATCAATTAATTCAAAACGAAACAGTTACAGGATTCAATAGTTCTGGAGTTCAAATTCAAGCACTAATTAGTGATGCTGATGGATCGGTTGAAGCAGGTAGTAAAAATATTACATCATCATATTCTCTTGTTGATGGTCAGACTCCATTCTTTTATGGCATCTCATCCCTACGTAGAGTTAAGGGAGCAACTTCACCTATTAGAAAATTAAAAGTTGTTGCAGACTATTTTTCACATGAACTAACTGGAGACTACTTTAACATTGACTCTTATGTTGGCATCGATTATGAAGATATTCCTTCATTTTCAACGAAAGGAGCATCTGGTACAACTCTACTATCTAAGAAAGAATTAAGAGATGTATTAGATTTTAGACCTGGTGCTAAGAACTTAGCTACTGGATCAGGTACAGTATCCAACCCATTCTATATTCAGTGCTCTACTTTAGATTTTGCAAGTAGAGTATATGATGATCTTTCTACTCTTACTGATATCCCAGCAATCAATTCAGAATTTAGATGCGACTACTGCTATTACCTAAAGAGAATAGATTCAATTTCGGTTGATACTCTTGGTAATTTCTTTGTTCAAATTGGTACTCCTTCAGAAACTCCAACTCCACCACCACAAATTGAAAATTCAATGTTGCTGGCAATTCTTGGCCATGAAGCATAT